GGAGAACTTGCGGCATTTCAGCACAACAACGCAGCCGCAGGAGATAGAATATTAGCAGTTAGACTAGGTACTGTTGTTGCCGGTGCCGTCGACGTTCTAACAGTCTCAGGGGCAACTTCCTTAGGTGATCTCAGATCTGTGGTACAACAAAACAATAATGGAAATGCGGTAAGTGTTCACAGAGTTTTAGGCACTGGAGATGCATTATCAAAGTATGAAATAAACGGTGGGCAGGTTTGGGCTGTTGGATTAGACAACAGTGACTCTGATAGCTTCAAGATAAGCGGAAGCAGTAATTTAGGCACAAACGATTATCTTACAATCGACACCAGCGGTAGCGTTGGTATCGGGACTGCTTCGCCAACCTCTTTGCTTCATATATTAGGCGCTTCGGCTAAAGCCAGAATTCAAGATTCTTCAAATAGTTACGCTCTTGATTTACAAATGTCAAGTAGTGTGGGTTTAATTTCTGCTTCGGCAGATATGGCATTAAGACCCGGAGGAGTCGAAAGTGTTAGGCTTAAATCTGATGGGAAAGTTGGCATCGGGACTGATTCGCCTAATGCCGCTCTTCATGTTTTGTCTTCAGGTAATGGTGAGATAGAAGTAGAAAGAACTGGTGGTGCTTTAATTAACTTACAAGCGCAAGCCACAATAGGTGTTATAGGTACAAATACAAACCACGATTTCCGACTAAAGTCAAATGGCGGTGTTCGTATGACACTCGACACCAGTGGGAAAGTTGGGATAGGGACTGTCAATCCGGCGAAGACTTTGCACGTAGAGGGTGAGGTTATTGCTTACACAGGCGCAGATGGCCTAGCTGAGTTCAGGCATCTTAGCGGTCTAGGCGGTGTGGCGATAACGGGCAGCGGAGCTGCGTCAACTCCTAGTTTGTATTTCAAGAACAACTATGGGACTTCTCTCACTGACATTTATGCAGTGGTGGCTGACGGCTCAGACGATAGTCTAAAGTTTGTGAACGGCGGGACTATAATCACAGGGACTACCCGGATGACCCTAGACGCCAGCGGTAACGTTGGTATCGGAGACTCGACCCCAACAGCCAAACTGCATGTGTCGGACGCTACAGCACCAACAATCAAGCAAACGAGAACAGACACCGGGCAGTCTTGGATACTAGGGATTGATTCAAGCGGTCGTTTTGGCGTGGGGGAAGCCGCTAGTGAAGGTGGTACAGTCTTCACTCGATTCACGATTGACGACACGGGTGAAGTTGGTATCGGCACTAGCGCGCCTAGTAGACGTTTGGATGTTCGCTCAGGCGTATTCAATTCCGCTATTGCTCAAATTACAGGCGCAAACGACGGGCGTGGTTTGTTAATTAGCACGTTTCAACGTGCCTCTAATGACGATAGTGTTGACTATGATGCACAATTTGGTGGGCATCACACGTTTAGTAGTAATGGATCTGAAAAAGTAAGAATTACTAATACCGGGAACGTTGGGATCGGGACTACTGCGCCAGACACGAAGTTAACTCTGTTATATAGCGCCAACGGTAGCGCAGAAGGTCTTAAATTAAATTCAGCGACCCGAACAGTTAATGAAGATAGTTTATCTGCCATTGAAGTAGTAGGAAACTCAAACTATGGTACTGTATTTAATGTGCAAATGGATGGTCAGATTCAGGTAAGTCCACGTGGCAATGAAGCCATGCGCATCGCCGTCAATGGTAACGTTGGCATCGGCCAAACCCCGACCGCAGACTTGCATCTGAACGCTGACGCCACAACAACTAATGCATTCCAGATCGAGGCTGATACTGTAACTACAGGGAATGTGATTGACGTTGATAATGCAGACGCCTTAACCACAGGCGGTATCGCTGACTTAGTGAGTAACAGCTCTGATACGGGCACAAGAAACCTAGTAAACATTCGCAACGGTAACTCTGCTGCAACGGGGGCTGTCCCTCTCAAGGTTGAGCAGGACGCTAACCAGACTGGTATTGAGTTAACAAGTGACTGTACAACTGAACCCGGTTTGCTCGTTCAAGCTAACAGCTTAACAACTGGAGCAGCGATCTACGGCTACAGTGACTCATCGGCTACTGGTAGTCTGAGGGGTGTGATTCGAGGACGGCAAGCGAGCACATCAGCAGTTAGTTCTTATGTTGGTTACTTCCAGCAAAAGAGCACTCAATCCGTTCTAGGTTTAGAGAAAGACGCAACAACTGGTGGCGGGTTCATTGACTACTGTGGTGATGAAGGCGCAAACACAACAGACCCAGTTAGTACACACGGTACAGCTGGAACAATTCAAAAATGGATACAGGTCGAGGTTAACGGTACTAAATACTGGATGCCTGTGTACTCAGCACCTAGCGCATAAGGAGCGCAATTAAAATGACAGACTTAAATTTCACACTAGACCCAGTAAGTACCTACAATACTTCTGGACCCCCAGAAATGGATATAAGTATAGGTAAATGGTACTAAGTACTATATTTCCACATACTCAGACTTTAACGCATAAGGAGCGTAAATAATATGTCACACATAATAAACTTCACAATCACAATCCCAGACGATCAGGAAGATCGTGTAATAGCGGGAATGCAGACGCATTACGGACAGGTACAGGACGGTACTGACCCGGATACAGGTGACCCTGTATTTCGGGATCTTACTGAAGATGAGATCGTCCAGCGTATCAAAGACGAGACAGTTCAGAGACTTATTGATATAGTCCGAAGTGTCGAGAATCAGGCTGCTGCTCGAGCAGCTATTGACAGCGTGTCTCCAATAGACGCGACTTAAATTAAAACTAAAAAGGAAATGTAAAAATGGAAAATGTAAAATTATCACTAAGCCAAGAAGAAGTTAACGCACTGGTATCGTTGTTAGATATTGGCGTTAAAGCTTCGGGTTTGCAGTCGGTTCGTGCAGCTACCGCTTTGGTCAGTAAGATAGAAGAGGCAGTAGCCGAGTCCAACAAACCAACAGAGGAGTGATATGTTGGGGCATACCGGGGGCGGTAGCCCCCATCCCCACTAAAAGGAACAAGTAATGCCAGTCAAAGCACTATACGTCGAATATGATTATTGGGAAGAGGGATATACTGAGGTATTTATATATCTGCCTTATTATGTTTTTGAAGAGATTTCCATAGACCAAGGAATAATAAATGTAGACGTAAATTTTGAGGTGACTGTAGCTACTGTTCAACAAATATCGGTGGATGTTTCCTCGATAGAGCTGTCGCCTATAGACGTAGAAAACTTTGAGGTATTATAATGGCTGTTAAGAAGTACGATCTTTGTGACTTAGTTCGTGGAGACGACTGGACAATAAAAATGATTATTAAGGACGAGGATAATGTTCCTATAGATGTTACTAATAATCTTTATTGGTTTACTGTTAAGCAAAATCAAGATGACCCAGACCCAGGACTAGCGCAAACTTATGTTACCGCAGACGGAGAGGAAGCAACTAATGGGGAAGTTTTTATAAGAGTACAAGACGCAATAACTAGGGTTATAGAACCTGGTAGATACTACTACGATGTTCAAGAGATTGATGGATTTGGAAATGTATTCACTCTGCTGTTGGGTAGAGTAAGAGTTGTTCAAGATATAACTATTGATACGACTGTTTAGGTGTGAAATGGACGAAAAAGAATTAGAACTAGAAAGAAAGATAACAGATCTAGAAATAAAAGAAGAGAAGGCAGAAGCTCAAAAAAAGTTAGCGTGGGCTGCTATGCTTTCTATGGTTTTATTTACTGGGGCTTTATTTACAGGTTTTATAGCTGATAATAGGGTGGATGCTTTGAGTGACCTACTTGGACTATTTTTCATAGCCCAAGCAGGTGTTGTTGGAGCTTATATGGGCGTTACAGCCTGGATGAGCAAGAAATAATTACTTAAAAATATCCTGCCAGTTACCACTAGTGCTAGCTCGGGCATACTCAGTTGCTCTGTTTTCAAAGAAATTAGTATGCTCGACAGCATTAATCATATAATCTAGCCAAGGCAAAGGATTATCTGCACTATTAAATATTTTCTTCATACCCAGTTGTAGTAGTCTACGATCTGCAATATAGCGAATGTATTGCTTTATTTCTTCTGGTTCTAGTCCTTTAATGTTACAGTTTTCAAACGCAATGTCAATAAAAGCATCTTCTAACTCTACAACCCTTTCAGCCGCGCAATAAATCTCATACTTGAGTTCGTCATTCCATAGTTCTGGATTTTCTCTGATATACTCTTTAAATAGCCTTGTCATTCCCTCTACATGGAGTGTCTCGTCACGAATACTCCAAGTTACTATCTGCCCCATGTTTTTCATCAGGTTATTTCTAGGAAAGTTTAAAAGGATTGCAAAACTACTAAATAGTTGAACCCCCTCAGTAAAGCCACTATAGACTGCCATAGTTTTGGCTAAATCTTTTGGGGTATCACTGCTAAAATTTGACAAGTAATCATGTTTATCAGCCATAGCTTTTACATCCATAAACATCTGATATTCTTCTTCAGGAAACCCAAGAGTTTCTAATAGAGTAGAATATGCTTCTTGATGCACCGCCTCCATAGCGGCAAATGCTGACAGCATCATCCGTACTTCAGGAGCTTTGAAGTTTGGAAGATAATGAGTCGCATACCCACAACAAACATCTACGTCACTTTGAGTAAAAAATCTAAAAATATGTCCTAGTAATCTTTTACTGTCCTCATCTAGCCCTCTATAATCCTTCAGATCGTCAGCCATAGGAACCTCGTCCGGCAGCCAATGCATATGCTGTTGATTTTTGTAAGCCTCAAATGCCCAACCATATTGGAACGGCTTATAATAGTTTCTCTCTTCTGTTAACATTTTACTCCTCAATAAAAGGTAGAGCGTCTCTTTCTTGCTCTATGATGGTTATACATAGATTAGTTACTTCTAAATCTTTTTGTAAAAACCATATTTTCTGTTGTATTTTATCTAACTCTTTTCTGTAAAACTCTAACTCTTTTTCTTTTCTGAGTTTTTGTTCCACAATTTCCGACATAAGTATTATTTTAGTCATATCACCAATTATGTACTATATTGCTCATTATAAAGAAGCAAGTTACAAAGTTTACTAATACTATAAGTGTTCTTAAAACGGCCACAATATTATCATAGTCTTCTGTCTTATCGTCACTAAAACTTCCTATAGTATACTTCCATATTGTCCAAAATTTCATCCTTCGCAGGCTAAACACCCCTCCTCGTCAAAATCAAATACATAGTCTCTCAACGCCTCGTCAGATACTACTTCAGCTCTCTTCATAGCAAGACTTCTAGCATAGTATAATGTCTTCATGCCCCTGGCCCATGCCATCATATGAATATTGTGAAGCTCCTGCTTACTAACGTTAGCAGGGAAGAATACATTTACACTTTGAGACTGACATATAAACTGTTGTCTATCCGCAGCAAATTCAATTACCCACTTCTGATCAATCTCAATAGCCGTCTTGAATACGTCTTTAGTGTAGTCATCCAGAAAGTCTAAATGTTGTACACTGCCATTGTTTGTGGTTATACTTTTCCATACTTCATCATTGTTCATGCCAATCTCGTCCAGATGATGCTCTAGGTATTCGTTCTTTAGCAGACTGCTTCCTGATTTGGTTTTTTGAGTAAATGCATTAGCTAAATAAGGTTCTATGCTTGGGCTAGTATTAGCACATATAATGCTGCTACTTGCGTTAGGGGCAATAGCAAGTAGATGTGCATTACGAACTCCATAACCCTCTGCATCTGGGCATTCTCCACGCTCTTGAGCCAGTTCTCTAGTAGCTCTATCTGCTTCTGATTTTATACGAGAAAATGCTCTCATATTAAAACTTTTAGCCATTACACCTTCAAAAGCTATATTATTTCTTTGCAAATATGCGTGAAACCCCATAGCCCCCAAGCCAATAGATCTTTCCCTCATTGCACTGTATTTAGCCTTAGCTAAAGCGTCTGGAGCATTCTCAATAAAATAACTAAGAACATTATCCAACATACGAACCAAGTCTGGTATGAATTGGTCATTATTGCACCAAGAGTCAAACTCTTCCAAATTTACACTAGACAAGCAGCATACTGCCGTTCTGTCTTGGCTTGTTGGCAAAGTTATCTCTGAACATAGATTAGACTGATGAACTTTCAATCCTAGGTTTCTTTGATACTCTGGTAGAGCATTGTTTACTGCATCCTCAAACATAATGTAAGGCTCTCCAGTTTCCACCCTATTTTGCAGCATCTTAACCCATAATGCTTTAGCAGCAACAGTCTTTGTTACTTTACCACTATGAGGATCTATCAAATCCCAACTATCATCAAAGCCGGGGATTTCTGTGGCCTTGGCAATCAGTCTCATGAATTTGTCTGGAACCACCACAGCATGATGCAAGTTAGTAGACTTACGGTTAATATCACCGCCTGTGGGCTTTCTAACATCAAGAAATTCTTCAATTTCTGGATGAGATACGTGTAGATACGCTGCATAAGAACCTCTCCTAGTAACTCCTTGGGAGAAAGCAAGCATTTCAGCGTCCACTACTTTCATAAAAGGTATAACGCCTGTGCTCTCACTACCATTACTTGTTTTAGAGCCTACAGATCTAATATTACTCCAACAACCACCAACACCCCCACCAGCAGAGGATAGCCAAGCATTTTCTGTGTAGTGATCTGTAATACCACCACGACTATCTTCTACATAATTTAAAAAACACGATATAGGCTGGCCTCTAGTTGTTCCACCGTTAGACAATACAGGTGTTGAGAACATAAACCACAAATTACTGGCATAGTCATATAGACGCTGTGCATGAGCATCATTGTCAGAAAAAGCCAAAGCAGCACGAGCAAAAGCATCTTGCGGAGAAGTTTCTCCCTCTATTAAATATCTATCTTCTAGTGTCTGTATACCAAAAGGCGATAAAAGCCTGTCTCTCCCATAATCAATCTGCATTCATATACTCCATAACTCTATCATCAATTTCAGATAGACTGTGACCTGCTTCTGTGATAGCGTCTTCACAAAAGGTTATTAGGTCCATAAGCTCATAGTTTTTCATGAGCTGCTCTTTATTCTCATTCAGGTTTTGCATATACTTATACTTACTATCAATTGGAAGCATATCGTAAATATCAAAAGCTGTACCATATGTTTTTATCAGCTCTGTAGCTCTCTTTGGGCCAACACCAGGAATACCTGGTATATTATCACCAGAATCGCCAGTAAGAACTTTATAGCTAATATAGTCTTCTATTGGAAAGTCAAAAAACTCATCCCACGTATGAACTGTAGTTTCTTTTCTAGTAACAGTAGAGAACCTAGAAACATTATCGTTTACCATAAGATCCCAGTCCTTATCACTAGAAATTAGCCAAATATCCTCTATACCAAACTTCTCTCTTTCCTTGCATATGTATGCGGCAATATCATCGGCTTCCACTTCTTTGTATCTTAATACTAGAAATTTCTCCTCAAACATTTCTACTACTCTTTCGTAGGCTTCGAAGAAAGCATTAGAGCGTTCTTTCTCTTCTGGTGTTTGATCCGCAAACTTCTCTTTTCTATGTGCTTTATACTCTGGAAGTATTTCTTTTCTATATCTACTCTGATACAAGTCTGCTGTAACTATAACTTTTGCACAATCGTAAGACTGAGCAAGGCTTTCTACAGTCCTTACATAGTCTAAGCCATAATCATCGTATTTCTTTCCATGTTTCCAACGAAAAGCAACATTCATAGCATCTAACACAAGAGCATTCTGATTTTGTAATGGTTCTGGGACCATTGACATAAATTCACTCACTTTAGAAACTCCACTTTTTCTTCTTTTAACCACTCTTCCGCAAGCATTATATGACAGTTAAGCCAAGATATATAACTATATCTACATTTGTTAGGACATATATTTGTCCCCACAAAAATCTTTGATCTTGAATACTTGAAGAATAGCAGTGGTTCTTGATTTCTTTCGGCAGCTTGTTCTATTAGTTTGGGCCACCACTGTAGTATGTAGTTTGTTTTATTAGTAAAGATTTTATCAGTAAAAGGTGAATTTTCATAATTCTTAACCTCTATACAAAACCTATTGTCCTCATGGGGTACATACAAATCCCCTTTCAAATAGGAAAGAGCGCCCGAGGCGGGCACCCTTTCAAACTGTAGCTTGGTATGCTCCCGAAGCAAATCTCTAACAAGATACTCTCCGCGAGCACCCTTTGCTCTTGAATCAACCATTTACTAACCTACTTATATTATTGTGCTTTTGCACCTCTATCTTTTCTAGTAGTGGATGAGACCACAAGTGAGATACCAAATATGTATTTAGTTCTTCCTCAAGTAAAACCTCAATTAGTTTTTCTCTTCCGGACTCATCCAGAACATTCATAACTTCATCTAAGAATAAAACATTAATCTTACTAGAAGACAAGCTATTCATTAGCTTTCTAATAGCTAATAGAGTAGCCGTATTTACCCTTGCCAGTTCTCCACTGGATAAAGCCAATATATCAATTACGTTTCCATTATCCGTAACTTCCACATTTAGTTTATCATTGTTTACTGCAAAGTTCAATGTAAACCTACCATCAGATAATTCTGACAAATATACGCTTGTAAGTTCTTCTAACTCTTTTACAAGGTTTTCTATCTTATAAGCTATAAGTCCTGTCGTGCTAAATGCTTTTTTCAATATCTCAATATTTGATCTACGCTCACCACAAGAATCGTACTTATCTTTAGAGTCTTTAAGATCTGACTCAAAATTAGCTGTTTGCTCTAGTATTACTTCTATGCGAGCATTGTGGGCTGCAATTTCAGTATTTTCTCTCTCAACAGCTTCCAAGGTATTTCTATCTTCTTGTATCTTATCTTTTAACATGTATACCATTTTTGATAGAGTATCCTCGTCCAGAACTTCAGAAGGCATACTGGTGTCTATGGAGTTATATAATTCACTCCATTCCCTTTTTGCTTTATTCTTCTTTCTAAGATTAGAATTTGCCTCTTTTATATCCTCTATGGAACTTTTAACAATATCAAACTCTGTTTTTAAAGTTTCCAGGCTACTTCTATGATGCTCCATCTGTTCGGAAAACTTTTCTTTAGGTATATCTTGACCACACGAACCACATACATCTGGAGTGGATTCAATCCTTTTTATTTCCTTTTTAGCGTGGTCTGCAAACCCTTTTATCTCCCCTAATTTAGATTGTAAATCATCATAAGAGATTAATTCTTCTGGAGCTTCCATAGCGTTAATTTTATTTATATCAATACTACGAAGAAGGTCTTTCTTAGTATTATTTTGTAAAATTTTTCTGTTCGTAACCGAAATATTTTCAAGTTCCAACTGTAACGAAGCCAATTCTTTTACGGTGTCTTCATTGATTTTTGGTAGATTTTTCATTACCTTTGGTTTGGTATCACTCAATTTGTTATTTTCCAACCATTTTTGTGCTACCGAAACCTTGGCTTCTAACCCTGCGTATTCTTTATCAATCTGCCTTGAGGCGTCCTTGAAAACTTCAAACAATTCTACATACTTTTCCAGTCCTAGAAGGTCTATAAGAAACTTTTTTCTATTCGCATCTGTTGCTGTTAAAAAGTTTAAGCTATTATTTGTGTTTTGATATACTACTTGAGTAAAAGTTTTAAAATCATAACCAAGAACAGCTTGGATATTTTTATAAGTATCCGTAGCTGTATGACTACTAATATCTTCCCCGTTTTTAGTAAATACTGCTTTTAGAGATGCTTTTCTTTTAACAGATACCGTATAAATATCTTCTCCAGAAGAAAATTCTACAAATATTTCGTATCCTTTCCCAATATCTCTATTAGCTATATCTGCTTTTTTGATCCCCTTACTGTTTTTATTAAATAAAACTTCCTCTAAAATTAACGGGATGGAGGATTTCCCCACCCCGTTAGTTCCCAATATCTGGGTTATTTTAGAAGAAGATAAGTCTACTTCATTGTTTTCGCCATAGCTAAAACAATTACTCCATCGTAGTTTCTTTAGAATAATCATTATATATTCCAATAACTCCTGGTATCTTTTCTTCGGGTATCTCTAAAATATATGTTAGATACTCTACTAATTCTTCACCTATGCTAAGATTATTTCCTAACACTAAGGCTGCTTCTGTGCTTCTTTTTACAATTTTCTTATCTAACAAAGAAGAGTTAGAAACTTTAGAAAGGTCTCCAAGGTCTCCTTCGAGTTCATAAATGACATGATCGTAAAACTCCTGTACCATATCGTCCTCAGAAGATACGGTCTTTCTTATTAACTGAGGAAGTTTTAGTTCTTCCCAGTACCAATCGTTATCCTCCATTAGAGCTATAATTACACCTGTTGACACCCTATTACGGTGAAAAGATGTAGTCATAGGACTTCCAGGATACACTATATTTTTCTGTGTGTTGCTGTGACTATGTAAATCCCCAGCATATACTACAGGAAATCTAGCGAACCTCTCTAAGTCTACCTCGGGGGTAACGTGAGGGGGTATTTCGCCCCTCACATGAGTAAACACAGGTAAGTTAGAATTAAGTATCTCGATACTATCCTTTTTATGTAAATCACAGTAAGGAAGTATACTAAAACCTCTGCTATCTTCATAGCTCTCATCCACTATAGTTACTAGTGGATTTAGTCTCTGAGTAACTTCTACTAAAGAACTAAAGAAGGTTTTATTCTTTTTAGTTGCTTCGTGATTTCCATCAAAGATTATAGTTTCTACACTTACTTTCGATATAAACTCAAAGTATAGCTCCAACTCATCTAGGGTTGGTACTCTGTCGAATATATCTCCGCCAATAATATGTATATCTACATCTTCCTCAAGGCTATGTATCTGCTCAAAGAAACTGTTATATCTTGCAATAGCCCAATTAACTGGGACATTTTTCTGCCCCAGTTTTATGTGCCAATCTGCGCTAAACAGTATCTTCATTAAGACACATCAAAGTCGTCGTCATCAAACTCTTCTGCGTCTGATTCGTCAACATTCTCAGTATCTTTGCCCATCATACGCTCAAGCAACTCTTTTTGAGACTCAGGAGTAGGTCTAGCGAAGATTTCTTCTACATCCGGTGCTCCTTCAATCAAAGCGCGAACCTCATCAGATACCGGACCCTGAGCTTTAGAGCACTTTAGCTCTTGGATGTTATACTTTACGTTCATGGGCTGAGGACCAGTCTTTTCTTTCTCGTAGCAGATATCCCAACCGTTATCTAGGTCTGTGGGGTCTCCCAAGTCCGCTGCAAGTTTGATTACTCGGTCCATAAGGGTTTTCTTTGGATTGAAGATTTTAAGTTCACCATTCTCAACACAAAGCATAACATAGCCATACTTTGACTTGAGGTCTGGATAGTAGTGCTTAACCCAGTCTTTCTCACTGTTAGTCCAACGCTGTTGGTCTCTATCCCAAGATAGACACTCTACCGGCATAGTGCGACCTTCTGCGTTAGTTACCCAGTAAATATAACGAGGAATAATACCACCGAAGATACGGATACGATTGTCTCCGAATTGAGGCTTGTGCTCGTTTAGCTTCTCCCGACTACCGCCGGTATCTTCTTTCATCTGTCCAAATGCTAATGCCATAGTTTTTCCTTTTGCTTATGCTTCATAAAGAAACTGGATGCTATCATCTACAATTTCAAGAAGCGGATTGTTTGCGAACTTTTCAGTTGAGACTGGGCATCCCAATACCGAAAGATCGGCTTGTTTAGTTATTTTATAATGGTTGTAGCTTCTGTAGCTGGCTATGCCAACATACTGAGCTATATGACGAGGGGTATGAACATGCCTGTTAGCGAGAAGTCGCTCAGGATGAACTAAGAAGCTCTGCCCAGACCAATCTGTATAGGATAACCCATACATAGGATCGAACTTGCTTTTTGGCGTGAGATTAAACGTTTGATAAGCTATAACCCTTATTACAAGGTTAGCATTGCTCTTAGCATAGAGCCGTATTTTTTGCCAATCGTAACGAATAAGCACGCAGGATTTCCCAAAGTCAAGAGTATATTATACAGGGTGTCACCTAAAATGTCAAGAAATATTTTTATCATATGTCTGTAAAAGATACACGATAATCTTGTTGACGGTAGTGGGCCAGCCTTGTTCCCGCTTGCTTACTTGCCGTCTTTCCCTTTAAGTTTACATCAACAATAACCGGCTGTATTTTACCCGGATATTCCCTAACAACACGCCCTATTAACTGTGTTAGTAATGGCGTATTATTTACAGGGGTTGCAAGAATGAGACAGGAGAGTGGATTTACTGATATGCCTTCCGAGAATATACTCTGTGTCCCTAGCAATATATCTACTTCTCCTGCTTTTACTTTCTCTAATCTTTCCTCTCTTTCTTCTAAAGTATTTTCGCCAGTAATAATTACGGCGTGCTTACCAATAGTTAGTTTTAGGCGTTTAAGAAAGTTCACTCTATCACTGACTAAGAGCACTTTGTGCCCTTTATTTTTGTATATGGCTGCCAGCATCGCCACTATTTTGCCATACTCCTCGTTAGCTACAAGGTCATTGACCCGTAACGCCCAAGGAGCACGACCATCCATGAAACGAATCTTAGACTGTATAATGTCTACTTTAGGTTTCATGAAATTTTCTGGAGGCGGAGTAAATCTAGTATACCCAAAATAATCGGGCATAAGTATATGCCTACCATCTTTTCGTTCAACAGTGCCCGACAAACCTATTTTGTATCTTGCGTAAGATGCATCAACAAGTTTATTGAATGTATTGGCTGGAATATGATGACATTCGTCAACAATTATAGTACCAAACTTTGTAGCTATCTCGTCTTTGACTTTATATAATGTCTGAACGTTTCCAACTACAATATTCTTATCTATTTCCTTTCTCCCAGAACCAATTACTCCAGGCTGTATTCCGAAAACTTTTATTATTTCCTTCTCCCACTGCGTTCTTAGCGCAATAGTATGAGTTATTATAAGAGTTTTTTGACCCAACTTACCAGCAATAGCTAATGCTGTGAAGGTTTTACCCCAAGACACAGAAGCGTTAATTACAGCGTTGTCATCAATTCTATCATAAACATCTTGTTGAGATTGCCTAAGATCGAACTTAAACTCTGGAAACTCTACAGGAATAGTTACTCTCTTATCAACTATTTCATAGCCTTTGGGTATTAGATCTACCCTACCAACAGGTATGGATATTAGACCAGACCTAACCCTCTTCATATTTTTAATGATAGTGGGCGGCTTGTCCTCCCTATAAGAAGGTATCTCATAGGTAAGTTTCTCGTCAAAGCCATTTATCTCTGAAGGCTCAACGTTTAACATAATCCTGTTAGATATTATAGCTTTACCCATTCTTATACTTAGCTATTAGATAGTCTTTTACAAACTTACTACGAACTATATCATCTATTCCGAAATCTACGAAATCAAACTGATCCATTTCTTTTATAATTTCCATAAATTCCTTGATACCGCTGGATTTTAAGTCTGACTGAAAAAAGTCTCCACAGAATATTATTCTACAGTTGTTACCCACCCTTGTTATTAGGCTGTCTAACTCATGAAAACTCATATTCTGACACTCATCCACAATCACTACAGTATCTTGAAATGTTACTCCCCTAACATGGGAAGTAGTAATAAACTTTACAGCATAGTTCTTTTTAAGAATGCCATATGCGTCACCCCTATGAAAAAGCTCACTACATATTGCTATGTAGGGTTGCTCATAGACTTTTGACTTTTCTTCCTCATTGCCTGGAAGGAAGCCCATTTCCCTCGTAGGAACTGCACTTCTTACTAAGGTAATATCTTTATATTTCTTTTTTATCATGTCATCAAAGGCAAGATACATTGAAATATATGTTTTACCAGTTCCAGCGCAACCATGAAGAAATAAATTCTTATCAGACTCGAATACCTTTAGTTGTCCTCTGGTAAGAGGATCAATATCAATTAATTCTAAGTTGGCAGAATTTAATTTGTCATTGTTCATTTTCTTTTTACGCACTAAATCATCCTTCTATAGCTTTTACACTTATTCTCAGAGAAATCGTATATAAGCCAAGGCTCATTGTTTACAATGATAACATGAGCCCATTCCTTGCCCAAGGGGGCAGACTTCAAAACAAACGGAGAGTTGTAGCCATGTAGCCACAACCTACAGTAGTAATCCAAAAATTCCTTATTTTTTATTTTTATACTTTTTATATTGACGTACTTAGTTTTTAAGTATCTAAAACAGTTACCCTTAGTATCTATAAAATTTTTATACTTGGACTTAACTAATGCTGTAAAATCCTCATACATAATATTCAATAAATATTTCCTATGAGGAGTGTGTAAACGGCGTCTACCCAAAGTTGATTGCTTTTGGTTTCTGTCGTCTATTACTTTATCATTACACTTTAGCAGACCATCTCGGTAAGTCAGTTCCCCGGTAAGAGCATACACAGGGAACTCTACCCTAGTTAAAATTTTATCATACGTTAATTCTATTAGCATACTGCTTCTCAAACTTGCCAAAAGCATAGTCTTGGCCAATATCAAAGTCGCAACCAATGGGGAAACCTGGTATGGATATTCCACGATCCATCTGTATACGTTCTTGTAAAATTTCACAGTATACGTCTACATCCTCATCCGCAACATCAGCAAGAACCGAGTCGTGAACCAAAGCAAACATGTTAGCATCTAGTCCGTCGGCTTCCACAATTTGTTGTGTTTCCATAGCACCTATCAGATTTACATCCGAGGCAGGTGATTGGACAATAAAATTGAGGCCGGACCGTATTGCGTGGGCAACAGTCCCTTTGTTATCAGACTGTACATCAGGTAGCCTTCGCTTCCTGCCAAAATGAGAATAGACATGAGCATCACGAGCAATGGCCGCTTTATTCCTGTCAATCCATCTTTTAAGGGTGCTAAAGTTTCTGAAGTACTGGTCAATGATTTCTTGTGCTTCTCCAACGGTAAGATTACCTCCATCTTTATTTACTTGGGTGCTAATTGTAGGTGCTCCCGCCCCATAAATAATACCAAAGTTTACAGCTTTGGTAGCCTGTCTGTAGTCTGGATATAGTTTATCCACATCCTCTACTTCGCAATCAAGGTTGAATACATCCTTAGCTACAGTAGAGTGAAAGTTAGTTCCTGCTTTGAAGATTGCTTGCAGCTTCTTGTCACCAGACAATACAGCAGCAACATATATCTCAGCAGTAGTTAAGTCCATTGCTACAATCTTACGACCTTCTGGAGCTTTTATACAACCTTTTACAATTGCATTGTCCCTAGGTATCTGTTGCATGTTCAATTTACCACTAGAGGATAATCGACCTGCAACAGTTCCGTGAAGATTGAAGTTAGTTCTAAGTCTGCTATCTCTGTCAAGCTGAGGAATAATCTTATCAATATAAGTATTCTTTAGCTTAGTATCCTTTCGGATATTTAAGATCATAGCAGGAACTTCATGTTCCTTAGACAGCATATCCAAAGCCTCAGCGCCAAGAGAGTCTGCACCCTTGTCTGTCTTGATGCCAGTGGGCCTAAGACCAAGATAGTCAAAGAACAGTTTACGGAGCTGAATAACACTATTAGGGTTAAACTCTCCGTTAACTTCAAGAAAGGATTTTACTTCTTTCATGTCTAATAACTTATCTGTCATCTCCTGTATATCTCCTGTGAGGAGGCTTTGTGCGGCAGCTAACCTGTCCTTATCAAAAGGAACTCCATTATCCTGAACCTTCATTAGAAATCGGCAAGCAGGAATAAGTATCTCGTTGTAAACTTTTAGCAACTTAACATTACCACGTTTCAGAGCTTTTTCAAACTTCTGAAAGATCATAAATGTTACAGTAGCATCAAGAGCAGCATAGTTCTGCATAACATCAAATGGAATCCACTCCCACTTAAAGTCATCCTTACGAATGCCATGCTGCTTACGATACTCGTCCATCCACTCATACATAGGCTTTTCGTAGTCACCGTAATCGGTATACTTCATAGCCAATTGCTTCAATCCATGTGTTCCAGGACGCTCATCAATTACATAATGCATAAGCATTGTATCCTCAAACTGAGGAATAGTAATGTTGAAATGGTACTCAAACATAGGAATATCGAATTTAGCATTGTGAAATACAGGTCTTTTCAGGTTGATTAGCTCTTGTAGCTTCTCTTCCACTCTTTCTGTAATTACGTCAGCATCAATATAAGCGCCAGTATCAGGAGCACCACAGATACTAATTCCCAGAATGTATCCGTTTCTAGGATATAATCCGCTAGTCTCAGAGTCAATCCCAAAGAAATCATACTCATCATCAATAACTTTTTGTATATAATCATATGCTTCCTGCTCGTCCTGAATACCTATAAAGCTATCACCAATTTCTGCCTTCTTCTTGTTACCAGAAATGTATTGTTTGATGTTATCCACACCAGTTTCTAATACTCTTTTCACCTCTGGCTTAAAAGTAATCATTGCTGGGTTAATTAGGGGCAGAAACTTGCCATCTACCAAGGTTCCGGAATAGTCCATAACTTTGGTTGCTTTGGTGTAGTATTTTAAAGGTTCGGCTCCAACAAGAATAATCCAATCATAATCATCTGGATTCATACTTATATCAACATCTTTCTTTAGCACTTTTTGCAGACTAGCATCTGAGGCTAAAGAAAATCGGTCAAAAGGCCAAGCATTTCCAAAAACTTCTATATAGTTATTTTTGGAGGGCTTAGACTCTACAATTGCTATTTTCATGCTATATCCTTAGTTTGAATGTATATTATACAGGATAACGATAAGTAAGTCAAGAATTATATAGCTTCTTTCTTAAACTATTTACTTGAGGCTGTGACAGCTCTCCAGGATCACCACTTTTTAGATTTACCACTCTAACAGGGAATCCTTTACATATTTCTTTTACTTTTTCTGATGCCTCTTTTCCGGCCTTGTCTCCATCAAACAAGACATCTATTCCCATAACTCCAGAAACTTTTAACAAGTCAAGCTTTTCAGGACTAAACTTGTTTACTCCAAAGCAACATACAGCATTTTCTAAACCTTTATCATGCAGGTTTAGCATATCGAATAATCCTTCTACTAATATAATTCTGCTCTGTATTGTTTTTACTTGTGGGAATAGAGGAGGACTAACATTAGGAGGCCAAAACTTGTATTTGGCCCTCTCTGTCATAGTATAATCCCTACCTTGAAAGCATACTATCTTTCCCCCTGAATTAGTTATAGGGAAATTTATTCTATTTTTAAAATCATTTTTACCGTGTTCAAAAGCATTGAACTTTTTATAAGTTTTGGGACTTATACCTCTCCAGTTACCAACATAAGGCATAAACCCCTCTGGCATTTCAAGACCAAAGTTATCTGATCTTAACTTTGCCATAATTCTTTTCAAGTTCTCCCTTTTTAGAGAGGACTCACTAATATCTATGTTATAGTGTCTAAAGAGACTTCCTTTGTATCCGCAAGAGAAACAATTAAATATACCCAATACCTTATCAACACGCATACTGGGGTTTCTATCTTCATGTTCGGGATTAAGGCATTTTATTAGAAAGTCTTGTCCAGACTCTCTGTATTCAAGAGACCTTTCAATTAAAACCTGCTCTACTTCACTCATCCGTGTAGTGCCTTATGAATATCATCTTCTTCTGGATCTTCTCCATCTTCAGGTATAATTATAGAATTAGGGCCTATCTTTAGGCTACTCCAATTCATCTCTGAGGCAAACTCAACATTGTCATCCCCACTACGCATCTTTGTACATATGAACTTCATATAGGGATTTTCCTCATCCTTAGAGGACTCAAGGGTAAAAGCAGCATCAGGAGAGTCAAGAACACCTTTTGCAAACCTGGCCTCTCCAGTAGCATCAATCTGGTATGGTGATACAACCAGAACTCCATAATCTTGTGCGAAGGCTTTCAATGCTTTACTTACTTCTATCTGCTCTGTCCAGTCGTATTGTCCCATACGATTATTATTGAAACCCCTTTTAACTTGGTTTACATAATCTACAATAACTACTTTAGGCTCTAGCACTGCTACTTTCTTGTCTAATTCCTTTCTAATATTAGCCAGAGTTAGAGAAGGTTCGTATATAATATCTACCTGAGCTGGTCTTAGTGGTCTTTTTATAAGCTCTTCATGAAGTTCATCAAAGGCTCTTCTACCCTTAGAATTACTCCATCTTTTATATACTTCTTCACCCTCTTCAAATCTGTTAGACCACCACTTTGCTACTTGTAGCTGCTCTCCCATACTAAGATTATTGTTTTCTATTGCTTTAGCAGATATTCCGGTAGAGATAGCGCATGTTCTTTGCATGATTTCCCTTGCACTCATCTCAATCGTAAAGTACATAACAGAAGATCCAGAATCGTAAATAGTAGATGCTATATTAGCGCATACTAGAGACTTACCCTGCCCCCTCTTACCACCAATCATTAGGTAGTCTTCAGGACCGAATCTCTCCATAGAATCATAATCGGTATTTAGTCCTAGAGGAACTACATTTTCCATATATTCTTCTGGATAAAATAATTCCATACGCTGCATACTTTCCGTGCTTCCCTTTATGTCAACCTTATCTTCAACACGTAAAATAATATTTTGCAAACTATCTAAATTTTCTTTTGCAGACTCCATAGCAATAGAGTTTTCTAGGTAGTTTTCCAACTCTCCCATAATCTCTAGTTGCGTAAATTCATTTTTCAGATACTCTAATAGGGTGGGGTTATCAACATCCACACTATCTACATTTTGTAAAGCTAGTAATTTTTCTCTAAGGGATGAGTCTCTGACGGATAATTGAACAGCCTCAAACGTGGGAAGTTCTCTAAACTCTTCGATGTACTTGTTTAGATATGACCAGATTGGCTGATATTCTGTGGGAAGATAATGTTTATGCAGGTCGCCCCAAGTATCCAAATCACTATCAGTGATTATTGATTTTAGAAGGATACTTGCTAGATTCACCAATTGACTCCGTAATAAACTTTAGACGAGGAAAAGCCAGAGGAGCAAAAACTCCTCTGGCCGATTATAAACGACAGGGACTAGCCAGCAGCTTTTGCTTGCTTGGCAGCTCCATCGTAATTCGCAGCAGTCAAGCCACGACGCGTAAGCATCGTCTTGACACCACGAACAGTCTTACCAATTTGATCTGCAATTTCTTCTACAGACAAACCAGATACATCGACGCCCTCAAGAGGGTCAGTCTTTGCAGAAGCACGGCTTTCACGCTGTGCTGGGATAGAAGCAATCTGACCACTTCGCAGCATAGACAGAGCCTTACCACGAATTTGATTGATTGTCTTGCCGAGAGCTTCAGCAATATCTTCTAGGTAAGAACCATTAGCAGCCATAGAAGCTACCGTTGCTTCTTCTTCTTCGGTAAAGCTACGAACAACTTCACGTTGAGGTGCAGGCTTTACATGCTCATGCAGTTGCATAGAGAGGATCTTGCCTTGGATTTGCTTCGCATTGAAGTCTCCAGGAAAAGCCTCTGCAATTTGAGCATAAGTAAAGTTACCACTGTTATCTTCAACAAAGCCACGGAGAGTATTCTCTTGCTCCTCTGTGAAAGTTTTAGATGCAACAGTGGCAGAAGATTCTACTTCAAAACCTTCTTTTCGCAGTTTAGCAGCTACAGAACGAACAGTCGTCTCAAGCTGTTCTGCTGCTTCTGAAACAGTATCTTGAGATACTGGAGACTCACTTCCAACAAAATCACGCAGGCTTGCAGTGCGCTCGTCGGTCCACTTAGGTAATGCCATGTTATTTCCTATAATAATTGGTTAATATTTGTAACGATAGAGACACCCCTGTCTCTAGCTTTTCTTGTTTTGGAAGACTCTGTACCGCTCTCGTTTATAAGTATTGTTACTTCTTTAGTGAGGCTAGATACCACTCTGTAACCGCTTTTAACGAGTACTCGTTCAGCTTCTCCCTTAGTTTTAAAGGACTTTAGTCGTCCAGATATGCACACAACTTTCTCACTAGTGTTGGGCATAAAATCTTCTGACACATTGAAGTCAAATGGAAGTAAATGCTCGAAGTCCGTAAAGCTAAAATTATACCAATCCATTAAAGATTCTGTAGCTTTTGGCCCTAATCCAGCATGTAAACACACAGGTTCATTTATGTCAAAAATGCTTTCAATCACTCCGCACAGTTTAGCTGTTGCGGTTTTCCCTATTAGTGGTATTGATAATGCGGGGAGCACTTCCTCTAACGGGGCAGACTTTGATTTCTCAATTTCCTCTAATAGCTTGGTAGCCATTATCTCGGAGTTCAATGCCTCTGACACTACATCGAATGTTAAATCATATATATCTAAAATACTACTAATATTTAACTTCTGTATAGTCGCAGGTCCGAACCCTTTGATTTTGAGAGTCTTTGTGAAATGTTCAATCCTCTTTTGATTCTTTGCAGAACACAAAGAATTGTGGCAATAAAGAATATCATTCTCCCAGCTTAAATCCTCTCCGCAGGAAGGACAATGACTTGGAGGTAAGATTTTCATATATTTTATTTCCCTAACGATTGAATGTATATTATACGGCTATTGACCAAAAAAGTCAAGAATTATTTTTTCTTTGGTATAGCTGCGATAATTTCTTTTCTGATTTCAAATAGTTCTGTATACCCTCCAAACTTTCTTTTAGGGGTATACTTGTATTCTTTGAACTGCTCATGAAGTGCTTGCTCTATCTTCCAGACATTATATATAGTGTCTGCGTAGGTTCTTTGTATTCTAATGTCATATCCTGTAAATCCTACAGATCTCTTTACAACATTTTTCCAGGTTGTGCCAGAAGCTATACCTATTTTTAGGCACTCTCTAGTCATAGTCTCTCTGTCTACTAGAACTACGCAGTACAAAACTCCGGGTTTATTGGCCTCTTCTGGATTAGCCTCAAACCACTTTCTACTATACATTATCGGGAAACTGTATAATGACTGCACTAGACTGTTTTTTTGGTTCTTCACTATCACCGTATTCTTGCCCAAACTCGTCATTACCCTCTATTAAAACCTGTATAGCGTCAGCCCATCCCTCTAGCACCATCAATCTTGTTTCTGGTTTTATATTCCAGAACCTATCCTCTACTCCCAGCACTGGATTATAAAACAGGTCATTGTCGTCTAAAAGTCCAAGCCACCCTAGTTTTACCCTATCGTCGTCTTCTCTATCCATTTTGCTGCCTAAATTGAGCCTCTAGATTCTGTAAATTATTTTTATGGGTTTTTACTATATACCTGAGAACTGGCCTGACTTTATCATCAGATAGCTCTGATACCGTATAATGACCGGCTAAAAGTCTATCTAATACTACCCTTGTTTCTTGCTTATTCATACTCTGCGAACTACTCTTGGTATTATTTCACCAGACCTGATTACTTCCACACTACATCCAAGTTCCAGACCTAATTCCTCTATATACCGTAAATTATGTAGAGTAGCTCTCGATACTGTAGCATCTCCAATCAATACTGGTTTTAGTATTGCCACTGGAGCAACTACACCTGATTTACCTACTTGCCACACAACATCTTCCAAGGTAGTAACTACTCCGACCTGCTTCTCTTTAAAAGCATAGGCACCTCTAGGGTGATGAGATGTATAACCTTTATCATTGAAATCGTGATTGTAATCTTCTCTGAAGACTAAACCATCGTGAGGGAATTGATCCCAATCGCTATCAATAACTGTATTAAATCCTTGTAGCCTGAGAGACAACATATCCTCAGACCAAAAACTATCTAAGTCAAAAAGAGAAATTCCATAAGCAATAAATGTCAAATCTCTCTTAGCAAACTCATCACTATCCTTTAATCCCAGAGAACCGGCAGCATAGTTTCGGGCATTTTTAATCTCCTTGGGTGCTACTACTTCTCCAGTAATCTGGAATATTCTTTTCTTAGAATTAATTATTTTTGGAAAGTCTAGTCTGCGAACATTTTCTGTAATGTCTTTACCTTTCTTTCCATCCCCTCTTGTAAGAGCGTAGGCAAAGTGACCCTCTACATAGTAGAGGGCCACCGCCGCGCCGTCCAGTTTAGGACTCACTACAACAGAGGAAAGTTGTGGGGGTGTATCTCCTTCATATACTTTCTGAAGGCTATACATTGGAAACTCGTGAGGCACATCACCGTCCATATATCCAACTGGGTCGTAACGACACTCAGCACACAGTATATCGAACGCGGCATCACTTATAATTGGATTGCCTTCGTAATATGCCTTAGAACATTTATCTAAAAATTCTTTCATTATGTATATTATAGGGCCTTTTGGTTAAAATGTCAAGAATTATTTGGTAGTACGTGTACGTAAGTCATTGGGTCAAATTTATTGCTTTTTGAAGCGTTCTCTTCCCTAGTTAAATGCTGAAGGTTGTGTTCCACATGAAGTCCAGATACTAGTTTTCCTAGTAAAGGTACATCATGATCTACAACATATCCGTCGGGAGTGCTTTTGTATATTTCAGTTATTTTTTCTTGTGAAGCCCATCCAGGCATTTGCTGTTTTATTTTTAGCCTTCTCTTAGCACTATGGGCATTTTTTACAGCTCTGCCCTTCTCGCTTTTACGGTATCTTGCCAGACTCTCTCTTGTATACAAAGTATAGTGGTACTCACATAAATGTCTATACTCTATAGACCTGCCTTTTCTATTAGCGGCTCTGTCAACCCTGGGAAACTCTTCAAGAGGAAGAAGTTTATTGCACTCACCACACCAATGGTATCCGCAATAATTATTCATAAAATTAAAATAATTATTAAAACCAACCTTTTCTTTAAATAAGTAAGGACATTTTTCTCTTAAAGACTTCTCAAACCCTTTAACACCCGATCCTCGTGTTTCACAGTACCCTAACTTTTTAGCTGCTTCTAGCCTATCTTTGGAGCTGTATAAAGCTTCCACTACCTCAATATTTGTGTTAAACTTTCTTTTTAAATGAGCGCCCCTTCTAACTGGTATAGCCTTTTCTTCTAGGCTATGGCCAATCAGTTCAAGATATCTATGTGGTATCTCCTCTTTATTCATTAATTAAATCTCCAAAATATTCGTTTATAATTTCTTTGCTCTCAGCTTGAGACATGATCGAACATAAAGAGGAAAATAGCTTTCTTACTGAATCAATATCCAGTTCTAATGCTATGCCTTTAGGCGTAGGTTGCCATTCCTCATCAAATGTTAAAAAATACTCTCGCAAATGTAAATACTCCTTTCCTCTAAACTCATTTACTGTTAGTCTGACTTGGGAATATTCTTCTTCCCTGATAATGTATGATAATTCTTCCACTTCTCTAATCCTTATTCTTCAGGATATTAGACAGTGGAACAACCGTCTTAACATTGTTAGCTTTCATAAGGCGAAAAGAATCAGTGTCCCAACAAAACATTAGAACACTGTTCTCATCTTCCTGCGCCCTATTTCTTTTACCTTTGATATAAGGTGTAGAAAAGTCTAAAGTACATACATTATACTTAGTCTTTTTTGAATTAGGACTTTTATAAGTGATAACTGCGTCTCCTGCCTCGGATAAACGCTCTATCAACTCTTCTTTTTTCATATTAGCTCCGTATTACATTGAGCAAAACCTCTTTTGCCGCCGTAATACAATGGCTAAATATGGTGCCTCGTCACGGGATCGAACCGCGCACCTACTGATTACAAATCAGTCGCTCTACCAAATGAGCTAACGAGGCTTTTTCGTTCTCCTAAATAGGGCCAGCAATGCTAACCCTATCAACATTCCACCAAGTGTGCCTGGTTCTGGCACAGAATGTGGTGGTTCAGAGGGGGGCGGAAGCTGTATAGGAATACAGCCGTAGCCTTGAGGCCCGATCCCTGGGCACCCTATTGGTGCTCCCATAGGTCCGGGCGTCTGTATCTCTCCCTCTATCATCATGCAGCGTTTACCTGATTCAATACACCTGCAAAGTACATAGCAGCCTTACCAGTCATCTTTGCTAAGATTTCTTCATCAATGTCTGCGCCAGCATCGCTAATAGCTGCTGTAAGTTGCTCGATAGCAGCGGCTTTGCTTACTCGGCTTCCGCCACCACCAGATGACTTTGAGGGAGAAGCTGAAGGAGTCTTCTTAATATATACTTCTGCTTTACTCAAAATCATACGCACACCGTTAGGAGACTGATCTAATTCTTCAGCGATTTCCTTAACAATTTCCATGCTGTTATCAGCATCGGGGTTGCGCTCTACATACATTGCTACTGCCTGTTCTTTTTGCTCGTCGGTCCAAGCCATTTTACGTTTCCTTCTGTTGGTTATAGGGCCGCCCGGACATGTGCCTCGGGCAGCGATTTGTTGTTCATAAAAACGATAACTAATTTTGCTATCTCCCAGTTGATAAAAGATATTATACGGGGTTTCAGTTGAAAAGTCAAGAATTATTTTCCGTGTCTATCTAAAAAAGCTATTACAGTGTTCGCTAGCATTACCTTATGCGAAAACAAAAGAGGGAGAAACAGTATAGGTGCTGCTGCCATATCTACTCCAAAAATAAAAAACCAAAAAGATAGTGGCTCTTTTCTAAAAGCCATTTTAGATGCGGGTATTTGTATTCTTATCATAGTTGTAAGTGCTGTAGCAACACAGAATATACCGTAATAAATCATTTATCTAGGGGCGTTCTAGTGGCTACATAAATAAATGTAAAGGCTATAGCCAGCCCAATTCCTGCGATCAATTCTAAATCTGTCATAGTCTGCTCGTATTTAATCCATATTTCTCAAGATGTGATAGTTTACCCAGATCATACGCTGCAATAAAAGCATTGTAACCCGCTGAGCCTGTTTCTGATGGTTCATTTATCCACACACGGTATGCGGGACAACCATACATTGTTTTATACTTTTCTTCTAGCTCGGACAGGATTTCACAGGAACTGTGATGGCGGGATGACCAAGCAATTTCTCCCACACTAAACTCGTAGCTTACGCACTCTTCTGGTAAGTAACCTACCTCAAACTTGTCATCTCCAGAGGGCTTATCAGGAACTCCCACACGCTCTATTACTGACTTTACGAAGCCCGTAGAGCGAAAAAC